GCAAATTAAACGAATCATGTGTTATGTTGTAAATAAGATCCGTTTTTTGCAGGAGATAAATTATGCCTCCACCATAATTATGCGTAAGCTATGAGTGCGCTGAGGGCGAACTGAACATGTGAAATGACGAACAGTCCTTAACCATAGCAGTAAGAGCCTGAACCTTTACTGGTGATCTTACACTAGGGGAGAAGTATCAGCCTTCTCCCCTAATTTATAAAAGTTCAATTGAACAAAAAAAAGAGGTGGCGCGAAGCCACCTCAGATCCGTTCAGAGCAGGATTATCGTCAGTTCACAACAAGCGGAAGTGAAAAACAAATGTCCTGACACAAGATCTAGCACTCGCACATATTAACGTCAAACACTTTTGTTTAGTTTGTCAGACAAATCTTTTATAAGATTTAGAGTGGTTCTTATATCTAGACGTATAACCTCTACTTCTTTTCCTTTTGAATAAACGTGTAAATTCACACACTTATCACCCTCTCTTGCAGTAATGTACTTGCTCATAAGTCAATATCCAAATCTAAATCATGTGCTATTGACGCAACACTTGTCGCGTAAGGTAGGTTGTATGTGCTTGTGGGGCTATCAAAAGATAGCTCAGTATCACCCTGCTTTCCCGCCCAAGAGAAGCGGCATTTCCACACAATTATTTTTGATAAAGAAGAATGTACAGGATCAGGTCTGTGTACCGTAAGGCCAACATCAGCCTTAGCAAACCAAGCGGCTGACCCAGATATGTCATACCCTTTCGGGGCAGGTACTTCTCCATTACTATCACGCATCATCTTTGTTGGGTGTGCCACAAACCATAGATGTATCCCGTGCGCTTGTGCAAAAACTCTTAATCGTGTCAAAACATCTGATACCCATTCTGTTTCAGAAGTATCTGATTTATCCTTCTGAATATAATTATAAGGGTCAATGATTGCTCCCCTTATTCCATGCCGTAAAACGGCAACCTTCAATCGCTCGATAATGCTATCAACAGATGATAAAGTTCCATCAGCTTGATAGAGAAAAGAAAAGTTCGATTGAACAAATTGCTTTCCCCCCTCCATTTCTTCTTTTGTCATTCTTGGTGTTTTACCATCAAAGAAAGGCAGTCGTAAAAACTTACTTATCAGCTTGGCAATGTGTATTCGTGGCTCGTTTTCGAAACTGCAAATTGCAAACTTCCATCCCTCACGCTCCGCCAAGTTTACCATTAATTGATCTATAAATTCTGATTTGCCAGAGCTTGGGTGACCAGTCACTACCGTAAGTTGACCCTCAACAATTGAATACAATTCGTCTACATTTTTGTAGCCAGTTGATACACCTGAACCCACCCCTTTCTCATAGATCTCATCAACGTCCTCAAAGAAATGCTTCGCGTCAAAAAGACCTGCAACAGGCCAAGGTGACGCCCCAGTAATCAGGCTATCCACACCGTCTTTACCGTGCTTCAATAAGACATCGTTGGCGTCCTTACAGCCCTCTGGATAATGAATTTTAAAAACTTTATCCTTACCAATGCGCCTTGCAATTTCTTCAGCCATAGCTTGACCTGCATCATCAGCGTCAGTTGCGATTATAATTTTTCCTGCCTCATCAATTTGCTTCTTCGCGTTCCATAAGAACTTGAATTTATTATCTTCTTTCGGATCAACTTGATTTTCGGCAACCTTCATTACTGCACCATTTGGAACAGAAACAGAGCTTGTATACCCTGATTCGATAAGTGCCAACGCATCCATTTCGCCTTCGCAAATTATAAGATCTTTGCCTTTCTCAACATTATCAATGTTAAAAAAAGTTTGAGGCGCACCGTTGCAGGAAAAACCTTTTCCTTCAATCGATCTAATTTTTTGAGCGTAATCCTCACCCTTATTTGTGTATGGAAAAAGTATACAATCAACTTCTGCTTTAGCAGATTGTATATAATTTTTAGCGTATTTTAGATTTACTTTTTTGGCGGTCTCTTCCGAGATGCCCCTGTGACGCAGAAAGCTTATCGCGTTCTCGCCAAGTGGAGATGTCTCAATTTTTTTTGCAACGGACACTACTTCTACCCTTCTCTGAGCTTTGATTTGTGGTAACTCATCACGCAAAGGAACAATGCCGTTCATACCGCAGTGCCAACAATGGTACAGCGCCTTATCGCCATCTATCCTAAATGATAAAGTCTTTTCGTTTTTCTTTTTGCGGCTGTGACCACAGCTTGGGCATGATATTTTATATTGACCTTGACCTAACCTGTTAGCTTCACCGCGCAGTTCTTGTTCTACTTGCACGTTATTTCCTACTCTGATCCGTCTAGCATAGATTTCAGAGTGCCAGTCAGTCAAGCCACTAAATTTAGTGGTTACCCCTATATATAAATACTATATAATCTCTCTCTTAGAGAGAGAGATATATTATATATATATTATATATTAATTATATTATTTATATTACACGCGCTCACGCGAATAATAGTTCTAGGATTTTCTTTATCTAATTGCCAGTAAATCATCTTCTGTTTTACCTGACGATCATTGGCATAAATCTTATTTTGCATACAATCGAGAATCAGGCTTTCATCAAGGTCAGGCCTTCTTGATGCGTAATAAATTACCATCTCAACCTTCACATCTTCAGTAATTAAATTTTCTAGAACTGGGCATTGCGAATCAAATGCTTTGACATAGTCCAAAGCTTTTTTTGACTTTATAAACCGAGGCTTGCCACCGATCAAAACAGCCTTACGACTGTTCGCTTTACTGGCAGGTTCACCATAAATTGTTAACGAAGTATACCCCAAAAAACCCTATTGACCCCCAATTGATAATATGATTTAAGCATAGATGTTCGGAGTAAACAATGAAAATAACAAACAAAACTGGGTTACCAGATTCTTTTGTCAATTTTGCCCGTGATGACAAGTACACGAAGGGCAAAGCTGATATCAGCGTAACAACATTAATTGATAGTCCTCGTGTTCGAATCATGAAGGATCTTCATGCCCACAAATTAGAAGCAGATGTTGTCGATATGATCTGGCCTCTATTTGGTACGGCAGTCCATCATATTTTAGAAAGTTCAAAGAATACTGATGGTGTGACAATCGAAGAGCGATTGTTTGGTGAAGCACTTGGTTGGACGCTGAGTGGAGCGATAGACCATCAGGAACTTTTGGATGATGGCACTGTTCGGATTACAGATTACAAAGTTACTTCAGCTTGGTCAGTTATTCTTGGAAAAGATGAATGGGCGTTACAGCAGAACTGTTATTCTTGGCTCATCAAAAACTCTATTGATGGAAAGAATAGGGGAAGAGATGTAAGTAGCTTACGCATCTGTGCCATACTGCGTGACTGGCAGAGAAAGAAAGCTTTGTTCGACAAAGACTACCCACAAGCTCCAATAGTTATTGTAGATCTTCCTGTTTGGTCTGGCAGAAAATCTAATGATTATATCCATGAAAGAATTACCCATCATCAGGACGCACAGATTATGTACGACACTGAAGATAGATTGCCATTGTGTAGCTCAGAAGAAATGTGGGCAAAACCAGATACATTTGCAGTCAAAGAGAAGGGGAAAGTAAGAGCTAAAAGAGTTCTTAATTCCGAAGAAGAAGCCAAAGAATATATTGGTGATAAAGAAAACTTAGCAATTGAATTTCGTCAAGGTGAACGCACTAGGTGCGAAGGATATTGTTCTGTTTCAGAGTATTGCGATCAGTTTAACGGATGGAGAAAAACATGAGCGATAATTTAAAATTTATGAGCGAGAAGTTAACAACCGCTGTGAGGGCATTAACAAAAGCCCAGAAGGAATTTAATACACCTGAAAAGGATGCTACCAATGGATACCTTGGTAACAAATATGCTAGTTTAAAAAGTTGTTTAAACACACTTAAACCTACTTTGCACGACAACGGCTTTGCACTTACTCAAGAAGGTGGCAAGGATGAGTTTGGTCATTTTATAGATACAAAGTTTATTCATGAAACAGGTGATTCTTTTTCGAGTAGAATCTATCTTGAATTAGATAAAAGTAATATGCAGGGCGTTGGAAGCGCAGTGACATACGCAAAGAGATACGGCTTATTGAGTTTAGCCGCTATGGAGCCAGATGAAAATCCTGATGATGATGATGCAAATAAGGCATCAGGAACTAAACCTAAAAAAAGTTCAATTGAACAAAAAGCCGAGAAGATCCCCGCTGCCGGGCAGCAATCTTCAGGGAATTTACCCGAAAAAAAAGAACAACCTGCGCCTGAAATTGATGGCTTAGATTTTTAATGGAAGACGACAAGCCTTTGGGTGTTATCACAAATACTATTTCATGGGATAAGAAATACAAAACCCCATTTAGGTTTTATGATTGGCACTCATGGGCTGATGTTCTTTGCGCTTGGATTGATGGAGCAAAGAGTGTCGAACAATTACAGAAATTTGCTAATGCAAATAAGAGGTCTATTAACCTCGCACAACACGAAAACCTGACTTCATACGAGTCAGTAATAGATAAGCTCAAATATAAAAAGAAGGAACTATCATGACAGAGCAACTAAAAAAACCAAGCGGCGTATTGTTTAAACAAAAAAACAAAACAAAAGAAAGCCAACCAGATCATACTGGCAACATTGAGCTAAGTATTGATATGGTTAAACAGATTGTAGCCGAGATCAAATCAAACGCTAGTAAGTATGCTAACGAACATTTTAAGATTGATCTTGCCTGTTGGGAAAACATCGCAAAATCTGGTCAGCCTTACATGAGTGTTAGGGCAAGCATCCCTGAGAAAAAGGATGATGATCTCAATGATGAGATACCTTTTTAAAAATGAAACCAATTAACATTAGGCTTACTGCTGAAGAAGTTAATAAATGTAATCAAGCTGCTACTTTAAGGTGGCAGCTTGCTAGAGCAAGTGGTGTTGTAAACCAAAGAAAAGATGGCAGTAGGGATGATGGAGATATTGATTTACTAGGTATAAAAGCAGAGGTGGCTGTAGCAAATTTATTGGACTGTAAGTATAGCCCATTTGAATTTGGTGTAGATACTGGAACTGATTTTTTTCTTGGAAAGGTATCTATAGATGTTAAAAGCACTTTTTATAAAACAGGAAAGCTATTATTTAAATCTAAAGACTATTTTAAAGCAGACTGCTCTGTACTAGTTTCATCAACAAATGATGACAATGTAATGAGCGTTGTAGGTTATTCTTCACAGAAATACTTTTTAGAAAATTGTGTACCTGATAACTTAGGTCATGGTCAGTGCGTTACCTTAAAACAGGATCAGCTAAAGCCTATGGAAAATCTATGGAGATATCATGTGGCTAATAAATTCAAATGACACTAATTCCGAAACATAAAAATATTCGGGATGAGAAATACCTGAAGACTATACGGGGGCTTCCCTGTTTGGTCTGTGGTCGTGGCGCAGAGGCGCATCACCTAATGTGCGTGGGGGAACGTGGGTTAGGTTATCGCTCAGGGGATAACTGGGCAGTGCCTCTGTGCCGCAATTGTCATACGGACTTACATCGATTTGGCAATGAAAAGAAATGGTGGAACCTAGAAGGTATCGATGTGATTGAGTGGGCTAAGATAAATTGGGAGAGATATCATGGTAACGATAACTAAAAAAACTATACAGAAATATGTATGTCCAAAGTGCAAAGCAAAATCTGGTGAATCTTGTGGTCACAGAAAAGATAAATCAAGAAGTCATCATGCTAGAATGGAACTCGCTCAAAAAAAAGAAAAAGAAAGACTTTTTTATAAATTAAAAAGAAGGTTAGGTAAATGAGTACACACACACTGAAAGCTAATCGTAGACATCCCGATGCAGATCGACAATGCATACAGGTTGGTCACATTACTTTCGAATATAGCAGAAAGAATAAGACTTTCTGTTTAAAAGCTTGTGAAGCTGTGAATGCAAAAGACAGAAGACCTTTGTTTACAGGTTTTATTGAGAAAGGAATGGCTGAAGAGCTAATGCGTTTAGCATCTGTTTTTAGGCAAATATCGGAGGAAAAAGATGAGTGAAGTTAGAAGTAACGCTATGAATTTTGAGGCAGTAAAGGTTTCAATGCAACAAAATAAAGATGGAGTTATGTTAAGATTAGCTGTGCATCCAAATGACTGCCCATCTGATTTACACACAGATTGGGTTGGGAGCCGCTATATGGTCGCTATGGTTAAGCTAAACGATCAAGATGAGATAGAGACCAGACAGAACGAACAAGCCATACAGAGGATCATATCGTCCTGTGGGTTACTATGTAGGGAGATAGATTTCCAGACCTACCTTGGCGTTGACGATGAAGATTCCGCTGTAAGTATGATTAGAGAGAAGTGTGGAATATCTTCTAGAACAGAATTTAGAGACAATGTAACTGCTAGAGAAAAATTTATTGAAATCCGTGAGGAGTATAAGAAATGGACGAAGTAGAAGATAGGTACATGAACACTGTTGAGCTTAGGAACTACATGTCTGTTTCTAAAGCAACCCTGTGGAGAATTATGAATAATGATGATAAAATGCCGAAACCTTTTAAGGTTGGCGAACGTGGTGTACGTTGGAGAAAATCAGAGATAGACCAATGGTTAGAGGACACTAGGTAGTTAATTCTTGAGGAGCAATACATCCTATTGTTTGCATGCCTGATCGAGGGGCAGGTTCCTCAAGAACCCCTCACCAAAAAAGTTCAATTGAACTCTTTTAGCAAAACATTGGCTCTTTTAGTTAGTTTTTGTTTTGCTTTATCTAATCTGTCTAGTAACTCTTTTTTCTTTTCGTCAGTAAGAGTTCTGCTATCCCTAACATTATTTATTTGACGAGAGATCTTACGCCTTTGATTTTCTATCTGTCTAATAATACCTATAAATCGTATTTCATCTGCATAATCAGATCTAATTTTGGCTACTGCCTCTGAACTACCTGATTCAGATGCGGCCTTAAGTTCGTCCTTGGCTATAAGTATTTTGTCTCTTTTCTCTAGGTAGTCACCAAGGTCTTCTCTTGGAGAAACACTGCTGTATATTTTTCTAGTAAACGGTATAGATCGATACAGTTCTTCCTGTAGTCCATCACCAGAAAGTTTGGTTGGCAACTCTACCGTTCTCTGTGCGAAGCGTCCGATACCACCAGTTATATATTCAAACCAAAACTCTAGAACATCAGGAGATACATCTACAAGACCACTGCTTGCCGATGATCCTCCTGTTAAAGAGTTTACATTATCAGCAATCCATTTAGCAGAGGGTGATGTCGTAGACCAATATAGTTGAGAAGAAGGAGTTCTATCGCCCGGAAAGCCTTCTTTAAATACTGGTTTTCCTGTAAAATCTTCATTACTTATTATGTCTATAAATGGGTCAGCTATTGTAGGAGCAACAGCATTATCTATGCCGTAATCCCAGATACCACCTATTGGGCTAAGAGTATCAATGGTTGTGCCAACTATAGAGTTACCTGCACCTTTTAGATCTGTGCCGCCTCTCGCAAGTTGGCTCATAGCTCTGCCAACATTATGAGCCATATTTAATCCGTATGGCATTGGGATAGATATGTATCCTCTTTCAGAGAAAGGGTTCATAATAATAAAATTATGCTCTAGCACATACTCAGGTATTTTATCATATGTTAGCTTACCATCTTCGCCCTCATCTGAAAGAAGGCTGTTAAGCTGATCTTGCAATACACCTGCCGCTATAATGCCTAACCAAATCTGTTGTACTTTCTTTGATCGAGTGGCAGCATTTAAAAGTGCAAATGAACCTTGTAGAGATGCATTGTAAAATAAGTACCAAGCATTCATTAGTGATCTGTACTCACCACCTTTAGAGAAGTTAACAGTGACACTTCCTGCAGCTTGAGCTGCACGTTCTCTGTTATACCCCTTATCTAACAAAGCTTTATAGGTTGCGACACGAACACCATTCTCAACGATAGTGTTGTAGTCTTCCATAAACTGTAGAAGTGATTTTCCTTTGCCTAAGAATTTTTGTTTAACAATTCCAAACTTACCCTTTTGACCTGCTTCGCCAATATCTCCTATAATACCTCTTAAATTGTTCATCTGATCAGCGATTGTGTCCATTTGGTTGGTAGCGTTTTTACCACCTGCTTCCACAAAATCTTCGTATATCTTTGACCATTCTAAATTAGATTCAGGATCAGTTTTAGACTTTGCAAAAATTGGGGTTGATCGTATAGATTTTTCAATTCCTCCAAGAGCAGGTCTGACACCTTTTAGTATAGCCTTTGTCATACCTTTTTCTTCGTACTGATTTACGTTTACACCTGCTGTACTAAGGTCTCGTAAAAAGTTGCTAACAACAAACTCTGGGTTGTATGATGTGTTAATGTTTGAAAGGTATCTGTTTACCTTCAACATACCCCTGTTAATTATATTCATACTAGCAGAGCCAAGACCACTGCTTCCCTTCATAGCTTTAGCTATTTTTTCGTCTTCGAACCTAACGTATACATCAGCACCGTTTTCTTTAACTGTCATGATCATAGGATCTTGAGCGGCATTAAAGTCAGGGCTTTCTTTTGTTACTGGCCTACCGTCAGACATGACGGTTCTTCTTTGAGTTGGGATACGATCTAATATTTTAGCATAAACACCAGTTTTCTCAGTATCTGCCCGCAGAAGTTTTAGGAAAGATTGACCAACTAAATTTTTCTCTGATTTAACAACTGAGTTCTGGTTTTGAGCTATCGTTGTAGCAAAAATGTCTGTGGCGTATTTATACCGACCAAGGGCCGTTGGGTCTTGCCTACCTTTTCCCCCAAAAGATCCACCAAGAGAAGCACCAAGTCCTATGTCTTGCTCGTTCTCTGGGTCAAAAACACCCCGAAGTGGGACATAATTCTGGTAATTTGTAAATTCTATAAACTCTTTTGGAATTAAACCTGAATCAATTCTAACTTTGTTTGTATCTTTAATTATGCTTTTTACAGCAGTGCCGAAATTAGACACCGTTGTTTTATTTTCTGCATTGAGACTGTTGAACCAATCTAATATTGCATCTGCCTCACGATCAGACATTGCAGACCCTTCAGGATTATTAGAGTCTTTGTTGGCTCGAATGTATGCGTTTCTTTCTTTTGCGTGACTGGCATATAAATAAATATCTCCCAGCGCTAGAACTTTGTTTTTTGAGCTTTCTATAGCTTGTGAGACAAAACCTTTACCATTAGCAGCGCTATCAGAAATTCTTTGTAAATTATTAATTTCTGCATCTGTTACATTTAACTGGTTTAGTGCGTCAGTGGCATTCTTATAAATGCCTTTCTCTCTCTTGAGTAATTCATTTGTAGTTTTACGGTGATACAATTCCTCTTTTAGGTAAGTATCCATAGCATCAACAATAGTAAGGCCTTGTTCTTTTAGCTCTTGTATCATTCTGCCTACGGGCAGGAAGCTATCTTGAAACCTTCTAAGTACTTCGTCAGCGGCCTTCTGCGCCCTGTCTGCAGGTAATGCAATCCTGAATGCTTTTCCAATAAAATCTGCTGATCGAGCATAGTTTTGATAATACTGTTTTTCTTGTATTTGATTTGGCAAACTAGCAGGGTTTAAGCTGTATTGAACTTTACCATTTCTAATAGCCCTGTCTTCTGGTTGTATGTTTGCGTAGAAGGTTTTTACCTCAAAAGCACCATTAGGAGCCTCTCTGTCTTTAACTAGAACCAATGTTAAAGGTGGAGATACCTCTGGTGTGTTTCGTGTCCATTGTAATACAGCAGTGGGTCTTCCGTTATCTATCTCGGTAGAAAGCTCAACTCCCTCTGGATCGCTTTTAAATCCCTGACGTTTAAATTTCTCAAGGATGTCTATAATTGCTTTTTGAACTGGTCTTGGGTACTTACTATAGTTGGAGTATCTCTTAAGCTCTCCTTCGTGTCTTCTATCTAAAATGTGCCTAAGCCCAGTGCCAACTCCTATTCCAGATACTTCTGTATTTTCCCCTGCTCGAAGAAACACTGGTTTTTTATTTATAAATCCATGAGCATTAGATCTTATATCATCGGGATCGAGATCAGGTCTCTTCATAATTGTCTTAGGCTCTATGTTACCTAAAGAAAAAGATGTAGATTCAACAGCTTGAGTATCTGATGTAAGGTCTTCAATTATTTGTGCTTGTTGTTCAGTAAAAGCGGAAGGTTCAATTGAACTTTCTTCTTTTGCTACTGCAGGATCAATGTCTTTTGTAATATTTGTATCAGCAAAATTTATTATCTTATCTGGTGAAAAATCACTTTCAACTTCTTCTGCACCATTAAAGTATTTAAGTTCTGCTCTTATACTTGGAACATCAAACTCTGAACCAACAGCAACTCTTGTATTACCTTCTATTATATAAGGCTGTCCTCTGTGATTAACTCCAACCACGATGGCACTACCACCGTACTGACCATCTGCTTGTTCAGGATCAAATCCTTCTTTAGAAACTTTTTCTCTAAGAGCTTGATACCTTGCATCTGATCCAGATCTAACCTCATCATTTGCTCCAGTTAGAGTACGAAGAAAAGATGTTTTTATAAATAAAGGTTTTTTCTCAAAATCCATTCCCATAACAGCAGTTATTGGGCCAGTTAAAAGTTTTCCAACAGCACCATCAGGATCTCCTGCAGCAGCTTCTTCTGCTATTTTTTGTTTTCTTAAAATATATTCTTCGTTACCATCTCGAACTGATGGATTGTCTTGTCTGTAGCCAAACTTTTCACGAGCTACTATAAATCCTTCTCTGTCTGCTGAGGTGAGCCTTGATCCTGTTGTTGCTTCGGAGCCGAGGCTGTATCTTCTGTCGAGGTCTGAGTTCCCTCTTCTAGAGGCGTCCTTGCTTTTTCCAGTCCTCTCATCGCTTCTAAGAACTGAGCCATTGGATTTTGCATCTTCATACTCCCTTGCTAATTTATCTACAGAGCCTCTGTCTATTTCATCAACCCTTTCAAACCAAGGGATGTCGGCTCTTGACGTTACTTTAAAATTACCTTGTTTAAATATACCTGTTTTAGAATTTTTTCTACTAGCGTCTTTAGACATAACACCAGTAAAATCTTTAAATGTTTGAGGTGTCATGTAAACCACATCACCATCTGACAAAGGATATTCTACAACAGTGGCGTTTGATCCTTTTAGGTATGTCATGTTTGATGAGAAAGTATCTGTCTTACCTTCAGTGACCCTAGTTCCTACAGTCTTTCTGTCTATGATTGCTTTCAAGGAGCCGTGATTAACAACCTGCTCTCCTTCAATCACCCAAGTCTCCCAGTGGAACCTGCCTAGGGAAGCATCATTTGGTCTTCCAACTAATTCATAGGCTTTATTAACATTCTTACGCATACCATTTTCAAGCATACGAGTAACAAGAATACCTTTTGGGCCTCTAAATATTCCGTTAAGACCTTCACCATTTGGCCCAATGCCATCATAAATATTAGCTCCACCGTATCTGCCATCATCCCATAGGTGTCTGCCTTGTATTCTGTCCATCACAAGAACATCATCTTTACCTGCAACAAGAAGAATAAAGGATAATACTTTATTATCTATTCCTGCGCCTTCTGTGTTTGAAAGAAATGTTTCTCTTATATCAGACGCTAAAACATTCTGATCTACCATTTGTTCATGAACTAAATCAAGAGTTGTTCTGTTTGTGTTCGGAATCATTTGTGACATTGCAGAAACTAATTTAGCTGCTGCGTTTACGTTCATAGTAACTTGTTTTCCGGGTGAACCTTCAGGAATTGCCGTGGAAACTTCAAGCATCCATCGATCAAGATCATCATCCGTCAAAGGTTCACGAACAGCTTTCTCTAACAATGGATGAGCTTGATCAATTACATCTATGTATGCTGACTCTTGTTGAACTGGCCCTGCGCCTCTTGAAAGTATTCCCCAGATAAATAAATCCAAGGTCATTCTAGGCGTAGCGTTACCGCTGTTATATATATTTTGTAAATCTTTTACATGACCAAAGCCTTCATCCACACCCTTTCTTAACTCTGGCGTAAGAGCTTTAAGCTTCTCAGCCATAGCTTCGGGTGAAGAACTATACTGTATAGCAACAAGGGGTGGAGCAGGAATATATTCACCACCGAAAGCATCTTGCATTGCGTCCATCCAGTTTTCTACAGAATCTGTAGCGTTTGGATGTTGCTCTAAAATTTGTTCAATTGAACTATTATTTCTTTCAGCATTACCTCTGTTGTACTTTTGCGTAATCTGTATGGTTTCTGGTCTGCCCGAACCCTCTATCAACAATTCATGCGGTAACTTATGCGCTCTAGAGCCATCTGGAGCAAACGGAAGCTTGGGAGTGAAGTTTTTAAGTGAGAAAGCTAACGCCTCAGACTCAACGTCAGCTTCTGGGTCTCCAAAATCTCTATTTAAAATCATTTGGAAAGGCTTCTTCTCAGATGAGATGATGCCTCTAGCCCCTATGTTTCCGCTTCTGATATTATCAAATATATCCTCTACACTAGATATACCTACATCGTTATTGCTTTTGACTATACTGACAAAGAAATCCTTGATGCGCTGCATAAGTGTTCGAGGCTTGCCAGATAGTTTGATTTTATTATCCGCGTAATCTCTAAACAGCTCTGCCACTGACTCTTCTTCGATAGTGGCCTCAGATGAACCCAAACCTTCATACATAGATTTAGATCTATCGTAATAAGAATATTTTCTTTCTGTTGGAACGCCATCTTTTACAGCGACATACTTTTTAGCTTTGGCAGCTTTTACTAATGATGCGTATTCTTGCTTTGTAAATAGCCCAAGATTTTTAAGAGCGTGTATAACCTCATGGTTCATTATACCTTTTAGGGCATCGAACTGCTCTTGCGCTGTTGCGTTAGGATCAACAGCCTCCATAGCTAGAGATATAACTCTGTTACCATCCTTGGCATCAAACTGACCCTCTGGGTCTACATGAACATCTTGACCATTGATGTTTACAGTTCTAGCAAGAGTTTTTTCTGCTGTTAAAGCAACATCTCTAAGTCCAAGCCTTGTAAGACGTTTTCTTAAAGCGTTGAATACCTGTTGTTCTTTCGCTGTGAAGACATCGCTTTTTCTTCTGTTTAGTGCCAGATCAGCAACCGTTCTAGCTGTCTTGGCTTGCTTGGCTTCAGGAGCTATTTGCACTGGAGATGATGGAGCGTCTATCTTAGACTGAGCGGATTTAATAAAGTATTTTAATCTTTCTACATCGTTCTCAAGCTCTTTTATTGCAACCTGATCAATTTGAGGCACAGGTGCTTTTCTAGCTTTTAGTCTACGAAGCATTTTACGCTTTTCATCAAGCTCTGCTTTTCTATTATCAACGCTAGTTTGGAGAGCTTCTCTTTGACCCTGAGTTGTTTCCTGACTTTCTATCGCTTGCTTTTCTTCGGATGATAGTACTCTTGGTCTCTCTGTAGCAGGGATAGCTTGCCCTTGAGGATCTGTCTCAATTTTCTTTTCTAAATCAGTAACAGTCTTTTCTGCTCTGGCTATCTCACCTTCAAGTGAGTCAGCCTTAGCATTTAGCTGTCGAGCCTTTCTTACATTATTCTCTACTTGTTGCGCTCTTCTAGCATCCTCAAGAAGTTTCTTTCTGTAAGATCTTAGTCCTAATTTTCTTGATTGAAACTCTTCATCAGTTTCGTTCTCTGCTTTTTTCTTAGCAGTTCTTTCTCCATCCAGTACTGTCCTGATATCATTGACAGTTTTTCTGTATGATGCCGCTTCATCGAAAGAAGATTCGACATCTGCTTCAACAACGTACCCAGTCCTAACTCTATCAGATTTACGCAATAAGCCACGGCTTACCATCTCATCTCTGACATCAAGAACCATTTGTCGTGGCACCCTTTTTAGGCCTGTAGCCTTCAAAGCTTTTTGCACCGCGTTAAAAGTGTATTTCTTCTGAGCCTTAACCTCTTGTACGGCACGGTCGTATTGCGATTGTGTGAAGCCTTTACCGCTAATTGGGCCGAAGTGTGCTGCACCGCCCCCTAGAGGCTTCTGCTTCCTTACTTCTCTATCAGCAACATCTTCGCCAAGAACTCTTCTTATTTCGTCTACTGAAACAGGTGCTGTAGGATCTACTCCTTGTGCGTTTCTAGAATTTCTAATTCTAGTCTGCTCATCTAGTGCCAAAGTTGACAGGTCTACTGGTATAAGCGGTAGTGTGGTTTCTCTAGCCGCTTGCAGAAGTGCCATCTTCTCTTCGTCAGTTGATAGCCTATTGTTATCAGCGGGTGGAGCCATTGATTCAATCTGCAAAGGCTGCTCATCAAGTCCTGCTAATTTCTTTACTTCCGCTTGCTTCTCTTCTAACTTTCTTTGCTCTTCTTCAGGATCTATTACTAAATCCTCATCAATCATTACTTTTGATTTGTTTACTTCTTGTACTTTAACAAGAGCTTGCTGTCTTGCTTCCTCTTGATCTTCTTGAAGCTGTCGAGATTTTTCTTCTTCTTCTTTATTTTTATCTCTAACTCTTTGATCACCTGCTACTATATTAGTGCCGCCACGAACAGTACCACCAACAATACCTGCGGCTATAGCGACATCATAATAAATTTTTTGTGCCTCTTCATCAAATAAAGGCAAGCCTGCTTGGTATCTGTTTATAATTTCTTGACCAACTTCTGATGGAATTTCTGCGACAGTACCAAGACCAACCCCTTTAACTCCACGAGTAAATATTCCACCACTTGTACTAAATGATTTTGAAATAATCCCACCAACAAGTAGTCTGTCTATAATTAAATCTAAACCTGCTTGAGGAAGTGAATAAAGAAAAGCCGCGCCTTCATCTATTTCTGTTTTAATCCCTCTATCTATTGCATCCTTTTGAGCTTCTCTGTTATCGCCATAAAAATAAGGAATGTTAGCAGCCAAACCACCAATTATAGCACCTGCACCAGTTCCGATAATGGGAATAAACGAACCTGCCACTGCACCTGCGGCAGAACCTCCAAGTGTAGACCCAAGGTTTGGAAGTTGTTGCCCAAGAGTTTCTGTGTAAAATTTTGCGTAGTCACCAAATGTTTCGGCATCTTCTAGTTGTGTAAAGCCTTGAGCTTTTTCAGCTCTTTCTCTTTCATTTTTTTCAACAACATCAGCACCATAATTTTCTAGACCCTCTAGCCCAGTTACACTTCCTAATCCTTCTATAGATGACCCATATGCAGTTTGAAGAGCGTCAACACCTGCGCCTACAGCCTTACGAAACCCACCCTCTTCTTGAATAGGAACTTCTTGAGGAACATCCTCATTAGTTCTTTGACCGAAATAGTAATTGTAAGATTGTTTGTAGGGCTGCTCTTGCTGTG